CCGCTGTTCCGCTATGGCCTGATCATGGCAGATCCGCCGTGGTCTTATGAGAATTGGTCGGCAAAAGGAGACCACAAGAACGCAAGCGCGAAATATGATTGCATCGGCCTGGACGACATCAAGGGAATGCAGGTCGGTCATCTAGCTGCTGAAAGCTGCGTTTTGTGGCTTTGGGCCACCAACCCGCTGCTGGATAAGGCTTTCGAGGTCATGGAGGCATGGGGGTTCCAGTTCAAGACCGCAGGCCATTGGTCAAAGAAGACCTCCGGCGGTAAGCAAGCCTTCGGCACGGGCTATATCCTTCGTTGTGCCGGTGAACCCTTCCTGATCGGCACCGTTGGGAATCCAAAGACCGCGAGAAACGTTCGATCGGTAATCGAAGGGCCCTTGCGCGAGCATTCTCGAAAGCCAGAGGAGGCTTTCGCAGCAGCTGAGGCCCTTTGCGGTGATGTTCCTAGGCTAGAGCTTTTCAGCCGCCAAGAGCGGACAGGCTGGGACGTGTTCGGGAACGAGGTCGACAAGTTTCAGGGGGCGGCCGCATGAAACCCACCACTATCCGCCTCTCTTGGCCCAGCCGCGACCTCTGGGACAATGAGAAGGCCAGCCATAAGGTCAAGGCCGCAGCCAAGCGCACACAGCGCAAGGAGGCATGGGCGCTCGCCTTGGAGGCCAAGTGGCCGAGAGACCCAGCTGCGGTGCTCACGTTTCGTTTCTGCCCGCCTGATCGCCGCCGCCGCGACACCCACAATCTGCCAGCCACCATGAAGGCTGCCATCGATGGGATTGCCGACGCGATGAAGGTTGATGACGTGGGGTTTCGCTGCGTGTTCCCGACAGAGTTTGGCCCCGTCGAGAAGGGCGGGGCGGTTTATATCGAGATTGGAGGTAAGACCACATGAGCAAGGGTTATGTCTATGTTTTGAGTAATCCGAGCATGCCTGGGATTCTGAAAATAGGCCGGACGGAAAGGTCCGTCGCGCAGCGAGCCAGCGAGCTATGGCAGACGGGGGTACCTACACCATTTCAGGTGGCATACGAGGTTTTTTCGCCCAATTGCATTGAGATGGAGCTGCGCGCCCACGAGAAGTTTCATGACCAGCGCGTCAATGCCTCCCGTGAGTTCTTTCGCGTCCAGGTTTCAGAGGTAATGCATCATCTGGACAATGATCTGAGGTGGCAGGTCGAGTGTTTGGTGGATGAGTTTATTCCAGACCAAACGATTGTCGACACTGACTACTTCGTGGATATCCGCGCCCTCAGGCCATCCGTTTACGAGGTCCTTAGAGATTCTTTCCATCCATCGGAGGTCGTGGATGTTCTCTATCACGTCGAAGGGGTCGATATCCTCCCAGCTGTAACGAGGCAGGCAGAGGCTGCCAGGAAGCACCAGCAAGAAGCAAAGAGCCTTCGCATTGTGAGTGCGTCATGAGTGGCTGGATTTGTAGTTACCGCAAAATTTGGGACCACCCCATTTTCTCTGGATCCGCGCACCGCGTCGGCGTGTGGCACTGGATGCTGCACAAGGCTGCGTGGAAGGATACCCGGTTCAACGTCGGCGGCAAGATGATTGACGTGAAGCGCGGCCAGCTCTGCGTGTCTCAGCGCCAGATGGAAGTTGAAACAGGCATGGGGCGTCAGGCGCTCCGCACGTTCTTGGGGCTACTGGAAGCCGAAGGCGTAATAACCCAAAGCGTAACCGGCAAGGCAACCCAAAGGCGAACCATCGTAACCTTATGTAAATACGAGGAATATCAGGCCAAGGAGGCACCCAGCAACCCAAGCGCCAACCCGCCAGCAACCCGCCAGCAACCCAATAAAGAACAAGTAAACAATAAAACAACCTCTCCTGACGGAGAGGATGCGGCTGCGCCGCCGACTGAGCTGAGCGGCGAGATCGTTGTTGTTTCTGCGTCAACGCAAGCCGTCTGGAAAGTTGGCAAGCCAATCCTTGCGGCGATGGGCGTTAGAGACCCCGGTCGGATGATCGGAAAGTGGATCAAGGAGGCCGGGCCGCCCGCCGTCCTCTTTGCAATTGAGGCCGCGCAGCAGGCCGGAACACAAGACCCGGTCCCCTACATCACCGAAGTTCTGAAAGGCGAAAACCATGCCCACCCCCGCAAAGCACCAGCTTCCCGCAGACAAGAAAACCGGTCTGACCCTGCCCTTGAGCAGATCGCTCGCCTCACAGGACTTGGCGAAACATCGGGCTATGGTGGCGGTCGAGCTTGAAGTTCTCGCCAAGAAGTTCGACCGTTTTGGTTGGGAGCGAGACCGAGGATCCGCAGCGCACGACCGGATGCTGGTAGACTGGATGGATGCGCTCCAGGACTTCCCGCTGTCAGAGGTGCAGGCCGCCTGCCGCGCTGCTGTACTGGCCAACCCGAACCGGATGCCGAACGAGGGCCACGTCCGTGCTGAGATCATGCGCGCCCGGTCCAACCGCGTCGCTGCCGCGCCCGCCGCCGCTTCCCAGCCCGAACCGAAGCGGAAGCGCATCGACGGAGCCCGGGCCAGCGAAATCATGCGTGAGATCGGCTTCACCCCGCGCCGGATGGGTGACCCGTCGTGAGCGCCCCGGAGACATGGCCCGAGATCCTTCGCCGCCACGAGCTGGAGAAGATGCGCGCGATCCACGCTCATATCGACAGCAGCCTGCCCAAGGCGGCGGCCAAGCTTGAAATGAGCCAGGCAGCACTTGGCTCGTACATCTATTCCCGTGGCCTTCGCTGGAACCGCGCTTCTCTGGAGGCGGCATATCCCGAACTAACATCCAAGGAGGTCGCTTGAGCCATGCAGAAACTGATAATCGCAGGTCGCGTGGGCAAAGACGCCGTTCTCCGCCGTACTCAATCCGGTGATGCCGTTCTCGGGTTTTCTCTGGCAGTGGATAACGGCAAGGATCGAGACGGAAACAAGCGTCCGGCCACATGGTTCGATTGTTCGATTTGGGGCAAGCGGGCTGAGAGCCTTGAGCGCTACATCGTCAAGGGCATGTGCTTGACCGTCGAGGGGCGACCAATGGCCCGCGAGCATGATGGCAAGGCTTATCTCGGCTGCAGTGTTCAGGAGTTGTCGTTCCAAGGCGGGGCCGCCGGGTCTGGCGGTCAGTCCCGCGATGACGGTGGCTATGGCGGCGGTCAGGACAGCTACGGTGGCAACCAGAGCAGCGGATACGGCTCTGGCAGTCAGAGCATCGATGACGACGAGATTCCGTTCTGATGGCTATGAGAGGACGCCCGCTGAAAAACCGCATGCCCCCAGAGTTCTGGGAGCGTGTCGAGGTCGCCCTCGTTGTTGGTCAGGTCACGTTCACTGAGTGGTCAGCAAGCATTGGCAAGAGCTGTGCCGCAGTATCGAGCCTTCGCGCGCGTGGCACCAGACCACCGGATGAATACATCGACGCCCTCTGCGCTCTCACCGGATGCACGCGAGAGTTCCTGTTCAACCCGGAACCCGTAGACCTCAGCAAGTAGCCAAAGGCAGGAGACAGGCAAAATGAAAGTTGGAACTGAAATCTGGCACGAGGATGCCGCGCGGCATGGATGGGTAATGCCAGCTGTATCTTGGTGGAAACGACTTCCAGTGATCCGTCATGTGCGCTTCGCGGTGCTCATGCGCCGCGCATTCAAGTATCGGGCCATTACTGCCGCTTTGGGCCTCGGTATCGGTGGGCTTCCTCAATACGACCGGTGGGTGTTGTTCGGAATTTTCCACGGCTACGAGCGCAAACTCTAAGCAGGAGACAGGTAGGAATGGGCAAAGGCAGCGAAACACGAGCGAGGGCGCGGAAGCTGGAAGCAAGAAAGGCACTGATGGGCCTCGCCCCGGTCCCGAAGCCTAAGAAGAGAGGCAGGAAGCGCATGAACGAGATTAGGCAGACCAGAGAGCGCTCCCCAGACCGGGTGGCATTGCAAGCGAGGGCTAAGATGATGGGCAGCACAAAGCTGGACGATATGCGGGGTCAGGCGCTCGGAGAGGCCGCAGGGCGTGCCATTTACCTGAAACACCAGGGCAAGACAGCGGAAAGGCTTTGGAGCGTCTACAGCGGTCTTACATCGGCAGAAGACCGTTACGCCCGCGTAGTTCTGGGCCACAGCCTTCACGCCAAGACGGCAAAGGTCGAGTTCCAGCAGGAGCGATTTGAGGCGCGGCCAGACGACCAGCCTGATTTACGCACCGAAGACGAGAAGCACAGGGATGCCGTCAATGGTTGGGCCAGATGGCGCGGATATATTGGCCACCTCGTTTCATCCGATCAGGCAGCAATCTGGGCTGTTGTTCGTGGGCGCGCTGACCCGGTTGTAGACGCCAAGCTTACAGGTGCCGGGATGCGGTTTATCGATGCTCTGGAAAGGCTCGCAAAGGTTGTTGACTAGTACGGCGGAACACTTCAGTATGATGCCAACGGCATGGCTGCGAACTTCTATTCGCACCATGTCGTTTTTTGATTCAGACAGGCGGGGAAGACCCGCACAGCCGCTTTCTGGCGGTGCCCCCAAGTCTCATCCGGACGGCAGGTAGCTACTGCCGCAGGGGTATCTCCTGAGCGCGGCGGCGTGGAAGGGCACGCTGAAGTCGGATATATGTTTGGTGAGGGCTTCGGCCTGTGACTAAAACGCAGCCTTGAGACATAGGGTAGCCAAACCAGCCGGTATCAAGCCCGGCCCGCGCTCAAATCACACCCTCACACCATTCCTCCCCAGTATCACCCGCCACTGGTCAAAGCCCTGCATGCGCTAGAGCGTCAACAGCAAGGTGTAGAGGGGTCATGGTATGGACCTGCTGAATGCAGGGCGGCGGGAACTTGAACTGGAGCACGGACATGGAACGCAAGTACCTTGATGCCCTCGCGCGTTTTGCAGTCAAGGAGCCGAACGGCTGGCAAGATGACCCTCGCCCGATGCGGATCGCAAAGCTGGATGACGCTGTTCGCAAGGCCAAAACCGCACAAAAGTGAACATCGCCCACCGGCAGGATACCGGAAAGGGCGCGGCTCAGTTGCATATATCGAATCTTTCGGGCGGGATGCCCGGCATCCACAACAGAAGAGGTGCCAATGACCGACCGGCACCCATTCGCAGGCCGCAAGGGCAGCGCAGCCCGTGACCGTTTCGCAGCTACTCTCTATGCACAGCAAGGCGGCAAGTGTCGAATGTGCAGTCAGCCGATACCGGCAAGCCTACGTGGTAAAACCGGCAAGCGCGCAGCCGTGGTTGATCACGTCCGCCCGTGGCGTCTACGTCCTGATCTTGCGTATGAATTGAAGAACCTTGTTCTGGTTTGTTCGGGTTGTCACTCCACCCACTGCGCATCGATCGAGGCCGCACACGCAGGAGACGCTGAGCTGATCGCTCAGGCCAAGGAGCGCGTGGGGCAGGAGTGGTGACGAGCCATAGCGTTTCGCCCTTGTGGCGGGCTGGTTTCGGCCGCTCCCACGCCGTTCTGAGGGTAGGGGGGGGGAGGTCCAAAGTTCAGGCCTCCACACTGGAAACCTAGCGCGGTTCCTCCGTGCGCAATATCTGCTCCCGAAAGTAGGGGTGTCCCCATGACCCGCATCCAGCGACCTCGATATGACGACATTTTCGCTGGTCACGACGACGGTCGGGCGATGTCTGAGCAGGCCAAGGTACTTTGGGAAGAATACAAGGCTGACCTTGAGGCTCGTGGGCTTTGGAGTAAGGCGCGAGCGCGAACGCTGGATCGGCTGGTGCGTATGACAGCGGAATATCTGCATTATCAGCCGTTGGCCGTGGCGCAAGGGCCAGTGCGGGAAAGTGGCGACGGTGGGCAATATGTCAACATGCTCTGGTCGCAGGTGAAGAATATGGCAGAGCAGATCGGTAAGCTCGAAAAGGCGCTCACGCTGACGCCGGAAAGCGTAGGAGCAAAATCAGAGGCGCCGAAGAGGACGCCGGAGAAGACAGCGGCAGATGAGTTCCTTGGCAGTCACTGACCAAACCACGCAGTACGCGCTGGATGTGGTTTCAGGGAAGATCGTCGCGGGGCAATTCGTGCGGGCGCAGTGCCAGCGGCACCTCGACGACCTGGAGACCGGCCCTGCGCGCGGTTTGCGATGGGACACTGAACAGGCCGAGCGGGCCATTCGGTTCTTCCCGGCCATGCTTTCGATCACAGAGGGGGCCAAGGAGGGGGAGCCGTTTACGCTGCTGCCGTGGCATTTGTTCGTGGTTGGCTCGATCTTCGGCTGGCGGACGGCGGAAGGCTTCATCAGGTTCCGTTTCGTGTGGCTGGAGACGGGCAAAGGGCAGGCGAAATCGCCGCTGATGGCGGCAGTGGGGATCTATCTCAGCGGATTCTATGGCCGGAAGCGGGCCGAGGTTTACTGCATTGGTGAGACAAAAGACACCGCGAGGGTTATGTTCCGCGATGCAGTGGCGATGCTGCGTGCGCCGATCCCAGGTAAGGGTGGCATGACGTTGGAAGACGCGGCGTTTGTGATCCGCGGCACCGGCGACCTTGCATATAGCGTGGAGCACCCAGACAGCGGATCATTCATGCGCCCTATCGCCAATAATGACAGCGTTTCGGGGCCCAAGCCCATCCTTGTCGCGGGCGATGAGATCCACGAGATGAAAAGCGGCAAGGCGATTGAGATGTGGCGGGCCGCAGTCACCAAGAAACACGGTGACAGCATTCTGATGCTTGGAACGAACACGCCAAGCGCGGATCAGCAGGTGGGGACGGACTACAGCGAGTTTTGTCAGAAGGTTGTGACCGGCGATTTCACTGATGACAGCGTTTTCGCATTCATCGCGCGGGTGGACGAGGGCGACGACCCGCTGGAGAACGAAAGCTGCTGGATCAAGGCATTGCCAGCACTGGGCATCACCTACCCGCTGGAGAACGTGCGAAAGCTGGTTGTGACAGCGAAACAGCAGATCAGCACGCAGCTGACCACAAAGCGCCTTTATTTCGGCATTCCGGTCGGCTCGGCAGGGTTCTGGACCTCTGAACAGGCATGGAAGGAAGTGCAGGGCAAGGTCGATGATGCGAAGATGATCGGCCGCCGGGCGCATTTGGCGCTCGACCTCTCCGAGAAGAACGACCTCACCGCGCTCGCGGTGGCGTGGGAGGGCGAAAGGATCGATGTCAAATCATGGTATTGGACTCGTGAATTTGAGATCGAAGAGCGATCAACGGCAGATGCGATCCCTTATCGCGAGTTGGAAGCGGCGGACTTGATAGAAGTCACGCCGGGGCGCGTAATCGACTACACGTTCATTGCGGCGAAGATTATCGACTTTTGCGGACGCCACTCAGTGGTGCAGATGGCTATCGACAGCGCCCACATGGAAAAACTCTGCGAGGCCTTCGATAAGGCGGGTTTCGCGTATTGGATCGAAGAAGGCGACGACAAGCCGGGCAGCGGCCTGAAAATTGTCAGGCATAAGCAAGGCACGAACGTCAGCTTCGACGGAAAATTCCTCTGTATGCCGACTTCGATCACACAGCTTGAGGACCACATGCTTACCGGCACGGTGCGCATCGACCGAAACAAGCTCACCAGCATCTGCGCCCGGAACGCCATCATCCGTGAGGATGGTTTCGGAAACCGGATGTTTGACAAAGCGCGGTCACGGGGCCGGATCGACGGGGTTGTGACCCTAGCAATGGCCGTGGGGTCCGCCACCGCGGCAATGAAAGACAAGACCAGCGTCTATGAGGCGCGCGGCATATTGAGTTTCTGAGGCGCGCATGGGCATTTTAGACTTTTTCCGCCCTCGCGGCGAGGAGCAGCAGGCAGCGAAATCGGCTCAAGCAATGGCTGGTGAAAGCATGGCTTTCTCGGGCCTGAATGACCCGGCGTTTTATGAGTTTATCCGGGGCGGCGCGACAGCTGCCACGGCGTCTGGCATGTCGGTGTCACCCAAGACAGCGCTCAAGAATACCGCGGTGCTTCGGTCTGTTTCCCTGCTGTCGTTCTCCATTGGAATGCTACCCCTTCACCTCAAGGACAAGGCAACCAAGGAGATTGCAGACCATCCAGTCCACCGGCTTTTGCACCGCAAGCCGAACGCATGGCAGACGGCTTACGAGTTCCGGTCTGTGATGCAACAGCGGGCACTGACCGAAGGTGATGCGTTCGCACTCAAGGTGCGCAGCGGCCGGCGGATCATCCAGCTTGTGCCGCTCGCGAACTGCACGCCGGAACAGAACACTGATTGGTCCATTTCTTATACCGTGACGCGGAAAGATGGCGGCAAGGTCACCTACTCGCAGGATGACATTTTGCACCTTCGATATGGCCTTTCCGAGGACGGGTTCACCGGGCTGTCCCTAGTTAAGCAGGCCGCCGAGGCTATCGGCCTTGCCCTGTCGGCAGAGCGTGCCGCGGCGCGCATGTTCAGCAAGGGCATGATCGTCGGCGGGGTCTTGAGGCACAAGGACAAGCTCTCGCCGGAAGTTTTCGAGCGCCTCAAGGAAAGCATGGCGGAGGGTGAGGGCGCCGAAAATGCGCACAAGTGGAAAATCCTTGAGGAAGGCATGGATATGACGCCGTTTCAGGCGCCTGGGCGTGACGCTCAGGGCTTGGAGCAGCGTCAGCACCAGATCGAGGAAATCGCGCGGGTTTTCGGTGTCCCGCGACCCCTTCTGATGATGGACGAAACCTCTTGGGGCTCTGGAATCGACGTTCTGGGGCAATTCTTCGTCCGGTACTCGCTCAACCCGTGGTTCGAGGCGTGGCAGCAGGCGATTGAGCGTGACCTGCTGACGGAGGAAGAGGCCGAGCGGTACGAGGCAAAATTTAACGCGGGCGGCTTGCTGCGTGGTTCGATGAAGGATCAGGCAGATTTCTTCGCCAAGGGGCTTGGAGCTGGCGGGCATCATCCGTGGCTGCACCCGGATGAGCCGCGGGAATGGCTGGACCTTCCGCAACGAGATGACCTGCCCGAGCCGATGGGCGCAAAGAAAGGGGCGAGCAATGAGCCTTCGCAAACTTCCTGAAATTCACGCAGCTTGCCTCCCGAGCATCTGTGCATTTGAGCCTGATGCGGATGCCTTGGAGCGCTGGAATGCAAACCTTCAGCCCAAGGCGGCTGCTGACAATACCATCACTATTCTTGAGGCTATCGGAGAGGACTATTGGACCGGTGGTGGTGTCACGGCCCGGCGCATTGCTGCAGCTCTCCGTTCGATTGGGGATCAGGACGTAGTGGTGGAGGTCAACAGCCCTGGCGGCAACTTCTTCGAGGGGATCGCAATCTACAACGCCCTTCGGGCGCACCCCCATAAAGTGACCGTTCGTGTGCTGGGCCTTGCTGCTTCAGCTGCGTCCGTGATCGCAATGGCGGGTGATGAAATCCAAATCGGGAAAGCCGGGTTCTTAATGGTACACAATGCTTGGACCATCACAGTTGGCAACCGTCATGATTTGGCAGCCGCCATCAAGGAAGTCGAACCCTTTGATGACGCCATGGCGACTCTCTACGCAGAACGTTCTGGTGTGGGTAAGGCTGAAGCCATTCAGTGGATGGACAACGAAACATGGTTCAATGGCGAACAGGCCATTGAGGTAGGGTTGGCGGATGCATTGCTTTCCGCTGATGCTGTGGTCGAGGACTCGGCCAGCGCACAGGCCAGTAAAGGCGTGCATGCGACACGGCTTCTCGATGCCCATCTTGCAAAAACTGGAATGCCTCGCTCAGAACGCCGTGCGCTTCTGGCCGATGCAAAGGGGGGTACGCATGACGCTGCCCCGACCGTCACGCACGACGCTGACGAAATCGCGGCCCTCGTGTCGGGCCTTTTTAAAGTCTAAAATCAGGAGACAGCTCATGTCCCAGCACATGATCCCCGCGAAAGCCCGCGGGATCGTCGCCGTTCGTGCAGATGCAGGCGGTGACGTGACCAAGATTCTTGCCGGCCTTCAGAAGGACTGGCAGGCGTTCAAGGACACCCAGGCCGAAAAGGACAAGGAGGTCAAAGCCAAGTTTGACGACGTGGTGACGACCGAGAAGATGAATCGCATCGACGCCAGCGTGTCTGAACTGCAAGCCGCGGTCGATCAGGCGAATGCCAAGTTGGCAGCAATGGCAGCGAATGGCGCCGGCCCCGGCCATGTGAAAGACCCGGAATATTCCGAGGCTTTTCGTGCGCACTTCCGCAAAGGCGAAGTGCAGGCGAATCTGAACAAGGGCGCTGCCGACGAGGGCGGATACCTCGCGCCGGTTGAATGGGACCGCACCATTACCGACAAGCTGGTTGAGGTCTCGGCCATGCGCCAGATCGCCAGCACTCAGTCGATTTCCGGGAATGGGTTCACCAAGCTCTTTAACCTCCGTGGCACCGCGTCTGGTTGGGTCGGTGAGGCCGCGGCGCGCCCCGAAACCGGAACTGCAACCTTCGGCTCCATGACCTTCACCACCGGCGAGATTTACGCGAACCCGGCTGCAACCCAGCAGGTTCTGGATGATGCTGAGGTGGATCTGGAGGCGTGGATCGCTGGCGAGGTTGAAACCGAGTTTTCCTATCAGGAGGGCCTGGCATTCATTTCCGGGAACGGCACCAACAAGCCGAACGGCTTCCTCACTTACGTGACTGGCGGCACGAACGCGGCGGCAAATCCTCTGGGCGCAATCGAGAAACAGACCGCTGCGTCTGCCACTGCGCTGACTGAAGACGAGCTGCTGGACCTGATTTATGCGGTTCCGTCCGCGTACACGGGAAACTGCCGGTTCGTGATGAACCGCAGCACCATGGGCGTCGTGCGCAAGCTGCGCGATTCTGATGGCCGGCAACTGTGGCAACCGTCCACTCAGGCTGGTCAGCCCTCGCAGCTTCTGGCGTATCCGGTCACCGAAATGCCGGGTATGCCGGATGTGGGCGCGTCTGCCCTCCCCATTGCCTTCGGTGATTTCCGCCGCGGCTATCTGATCGTTGACCGCACGGGTGTTCGCGTCCTGCGCGATCCGTTCACCAACAAGCCGTATGTGCATTTCTACACCACCAAGCGCGTTGGCGGCGGCGTGGTGAACCCGGAGTGCATCAAGGTCATGGAAATGGCTGCTGCCTAAACGTGGCTTAGGCGGGCTGTAGCGGCCCGCCCTCACCTTTAAACGGAGACAGTACGATGGCTGAAACCAAGCAAACAGAGGCCAAGCAGGCGAAGCCGACGGAAGCAAAAGCCGCTTCCCGCCAGTCCATGACGCCGGAAAAGGCAAAGGAGTTGGGGCTTGACCCCGGTCCTTACGGCAAGCCGGCGAAGAAGTAAGCGCACATGTTCCGCCCCATTCTCACCGCCCCCCCGGCTGAAAGCCCCGTCAGCCTCGATGAGGTCAAGGCGCAGGCGTCCGTTGATTTTGCCGATGATGACGCCCTGTTGACTGGCCTGCGGGACGCTGCTGTGGCGCATCTGGACGGCTTCCGGGGGATTCTGGGGCGGGCCATGGTCACGCAGACGTGGCAGTTGCAGCGTGCGTCCTGGGCGCGCGAAATGTGCCTGCCGGTGCCGGATGTTTCCGCCGTGGCGATCAGTTACGCGGATGCGGAAGGGGCCGAGCAGACGGTTGCGGCGGAGCATGTCGACCGGCTTCCGGTCGCGACCGGCACGCTGGTTCACCTGTCCGATGATTTCGGCCTGCCGACGCTGGAGAGCGGCAACCCGGCGCCGATCACCGTGCAATTCACCTGCGGGTTTGGTGTGCCGGCCGATGTGCCGGCGAACCTGAAACTGGCAGTCAAGGCGCTGGCAGCCACATGGTACGAGACCCGCACCACGGAGCCGAGCGAGGCGCTGCCGATGGGTGTCGAGGCGTTAATCCGGCCCTATCGCTGGGTGTCGATCTGATGAGGCTGATCGAGCGCGTGGCCTTTGACGAGCTTGTCGGCGGCGGTGACAGCTTCGGTGGGAAAGACAAAGAGCCGATTGAGCGCTTCAGCACCCGCGCCGAATTCACCTACCTGCGCGGTGGGGAGAAGGTTCAGGCTGGGCGGCTGTCTGGCACGCAGGCCATCGTCGCCACCGTGCGTAAGTCGGTATCCACGGCGGTTATCGGCACCGATGGCACCACTCGGTGGCAGTTGCGGGATATCGGTAAGGGCACTGTTTACAACATCCGCGCGGTGGAGCCGAACCGGGAAAAGCCGCGCCAGTATCTAGATTTCATCTGCGAGAGTGGCACATGAAGGCGTCATTCAAGGTCGAGGGGCTTCGAGAGATCGACAATGCACTGGCGGCGCTGCCCAAGGCCACCTCCAAGGCGGTTGTGCGCCGCGCGCTGTCGAAGGAGCTGCAGCCGGTCGCAGATATGGCGAACGGGCTATGGCCTGGCGCCGACGACAGTGCATTCGCTGTTTCCTCCAAGCTCAAGAGAAACCTGCAAAAAGCCAAAAGCAGCACCACTGCGGTGACTATGTATGTTGGCGCAACTCCTTCCGCACCTCACTCGCATCTACTGGAATTTGGCACAGAGCCTCGCTTTCACGAAAGCGGAAAGTACGTTGGTGCGGTCTCGCCTCGACCGATGTTGACACCTTCCTGGGATGCATTCCGTGGGCAGATCCTAGAGGGACTGGCCGCGTCCTTGCGAGAAGAGATCGAGGCGACCCTGGCGCGCCGCGCAAAGCGAGGCTTCTAATGGAAGAGCACCTGTATTCAACTCTCTCCGACGCCCTGAGTTGCCCGGTGAAGTGGGGCTTCTTCAGCGATGGGGAGACCATGCCACGCGTGACCATGACCCGTATGTCGGGGAAGCG